AACCATATTACAAAACCGAAAATTGCAATTCTTGTCAGTTAGCATGAAAATTGCGAAAAACATGTTAGTCCGTTAGGACTCTGACTATAAAATAGTATTATTTATTTAATTGTATAAAGAAATAGAGTCCAAGTGGACATAGTTTTGTTAATATACCCGTGTAAAATGGGTGATAAGTACTGATTAAAACCTAAAGCTTAAATTTTACTTGTTTCTAATACTTATCAATATAGAGTAAAATTTAATTTAAACCTAAAATTTATGAAGTTAAGTTTAATAAAGGAGTTTATTCTGCGCGGTTGACGTTCACCAAAGGAGGAACACCAACAAGATACATGAATGAAAAATCATCGCCTACAGCGCGATAAAATGAAAGATTTGTTTCTCCAGAATTTTCTGAAGGAAAAGAGTTTTTGGCTCTTGAACTTACTGTAATAATCGCTGGTGGTATATGTCCTTTCAAAACATTGGAAATTTCTACAGGTTTCTCTGTGTTCGTATACAAAGTGGCAGGAGAGATATGCGATACGTTATAATAAGGCGCTTCCATTTCAATTAAGCCCTCAACATTCGTCGCCACATCTATCGTAGAATTTCCCATATTTAACATAGGAGCAGTTAAAGGAGTTGTCAATTGAACAGGAACTCCACCAGCAGAAAAACGATTCACAAGTGTGTTAAATGTATCTTGCACACTAGTGAAGAGACCAACTGTCCAAATATTATTAGAATTAGAAGGGGCTGTAGATTTTTCTTCTGCACCACTAGAAGTGTACGTCGAAGATTTAATACGCATAGAACCACGCCAAAAAGCATAAAGATAGTAATAATATTCAAACTGACTTATAGATTTATCAGAAGATGTGTTAGATATGGGTTCTTGAACAGAGAAAGGAGCTATAATTACTGCAGGATTAGCCGCATTAACATTTAAGTTGAAGAAATGACCAAAACGTTTAATTAATTGTCTTACTGACATAATTTTCTCACCAATACAATGTGCTTCAGGAGACCAATTTGAATCTATTTTATGAGAGTCTATTGCCATAGGATGTACTCCGTGTTGTGCTTCATTGCGTGGAATGGCCTCGTTCTCACCCATGACCTGTGCATGAATTCTACGATGATGCGTAACCTCATTACTATATTCATCATCATGTTCCTGTTTCTTAATCTTAGTTTGTTCAGCTGTGAATTCACCACTATATGGAACATAAGAAGGACTCGTTGGACCAGCAAAGGTTAAATCAGGTCCTCCAGAAACTTCCACGATAGTATCGATAGATTGAAAAACATTGTTTGCAGCAACAAGTTGATTTAAAACCTCCACCCTAACAATACCCGAAACAGCATTATACATTAGCGTGTTATTTTCACCTAGCCAACTTGATTCTGGGCGTATTGAAAACATCCAGGGTCTTGTGGAGGGGTAAGGGACAGTAAATGCTACTTCAGTTGAAGTTCTTAAATCAACAACGATCTTTTGTGTACGAGAAACATCTGGAACTCCTGTCGAAATAGTATCATTATAATAAAAAGGAATAAAACTAATTCTTAATCTACCAGAGTGATATTGTGTCTTAACAAATTTAAAAGTATATACAATAGAACCACGCCAATAAGTAAAAGCATTAGCGACGTATCCCATATGAGTACACCTAAATCTATCTGTAATTGTGTCTGAATAAGCCTTAACTTTAAAAGGGGTTACATAATTAGTCCAAATAACTGCATCATTTAAATTATCTGTAGACCATGTAAATCTATCCCAATAATTGGGTATAGATAGAATGTGACTAAAATCCATTTCATCAGCTGATGAACCAGCAAGACCAGGTTTTGTCTCTATTTCATTACATGCAGATAAAGCCAATTTGTGTGAAGTATCAGCACCATCATAATTTGCCATTCTATTTTGTCCTCGTAATTTTGATTCACAAGGTAAACCTTGTGTGGTGAGTTTTGAAAATCCTAACATTTTAAAAATATTTGAAGCTTGTGCCGAAATCCACGCGGGTTTTGTAAACATATTTCCCAAAATCGGAATTTTAGACATAGTGTTTAGTCCTTCTGAAACTTGACCCAGACCACTACTAATAGTTCCATTATCTTTTAATTGTTTAAGCTCTGAAGCTACTTGTGCAAAAATTTTGGCTGGAGGTTTTTGATATGCTTTTGAATTCCACAACTTTCTAAACTCTTTTTCCGTGTATTTTCCTTGACTTATTTGTTGACCAATACTAGAAAAATTAGGTTCATTGCCTGTATAAATATTAGCTCCAGTTGGATATTGAATATCAACATCTTCAAGATGAGCCCAAACAGTATACTCCACAGAACCAGCACCAGAAATTTGATCTCTTAATTGACTATACACAACTAAATATATAGAACCAAAAGAACCTTGGCCAGTAATCAAATTATAATAACCATGTGGTGAAACATACGGAATATCCATTTGAACTTCGGTCCCCACACTCAAATCCAAATCTGTTCTTGGACAACCTGATCTTCCTTGAAGTGTGGCATTCGTTAGAGTTACTCTATTAGGCATATATTGAGCATATGGGAAATATTGCAGCATCAAACGTCCTTGTTGAAAAGGTTGAGAATTTACTTGAACCTGTATAACTAATTTCGCTCTTAAACCTACAAAACCACGTAATTTTTCTTGATACATATTGTTAGATATTAAAGTTTCCGGAAAATTTGCGGTAAAAAGCTGAGTTTCTGCCGGATCGGAAGAAGACCAAGACCCATTATGTATGATAATCGGTCTCATAAGAAAATCTTTAATTGTATGAATTCTGTCTTCACGCGTCATCATAGCTAAATAATCAGTTGACAAATCGACAATGTCAGGGACAGCAGTAGTCGTGGGAATAACACCTTCGCTAGAAAAGTGCACAATTTGTTTTTGTTGAGAAGATATTTTTCGATCATCATTCTCAATTTCTGAATTGTTGTTTTGAAATGTAGCAGGTAAGTATCTTAAATAATATGACTACCTAATCTATATTATTGCATAGAGGGTACCCTGGATATTGTGGGGCTGCCACTAGGCATCCTGGGTGGTAAAGTTAAATAACTAACCTAGATATTAAAATAGCAATACTTTCTTTTTAGCTTAACCTCTAAAATTTTTATAAGAAAGTAAGATCACATCTTAACCTTTAAAATTCGTAGATTTCATCTGCAAGATGTTTTACATCATGCAAATATTGTTCATATGTGAGGATCTGTGGTATAGAGGGCAATTCTTTTGCACATTTCATTATACCATTTTTAAGTTTATCATATTCCTCACGACCGTGATAAACTATTTCTCGAAAAGCTGTTTCAATATTTGACATTAGAATAACATTTGGATCTATCGTATTTCGAGTCCAATTCAACATTTCATAGATAACTTCAATCTTCAATGGAGCAACTGTTCTCTGCAATTCTGGACAAAATTTGAATCCACGTTTCAAAAAGAACGTATCTTCCAATTTGCGTGTTTTAACAATATTACCAGATTTTGTTTCGTCGGTATATTCATGTTTCATTTCCTTCATGATTGCACTTATTGTTTCTTGATTGAATAAATCAACTGCTTCATCAGCAATATTTAGTTCATTGTCATCGCCATAAGCAATCATTGCAACATATTTTCGGAAGTATTTCATTGAGATCCATTTGGGATTTTCCTTCTCCATTATTCGTATCCATGCAATTCGCATTATGCTGGAGTTATATAAACAGTTAATAATAACCGTAAATGGATTACCAGATGGCTGCGAATGCGTCCACATATAAACATTGTCACTAAAAATATGTACTGAATGGACCAAATGTGTCCATAATCCCAAGCAAATCTTAAGTACATCTTTTCCCTCCTCAGTTGAAAAATCATTGAATTGTTGTAACCAGGCGACGAAAATTTCCCAAAATATAGCCCACAAAACTTGTGCAGATAAAGAACCGTCAAAATTTCCAAAATCACCAGCTATCACGTGTTTGCCACGCGATTTCATACGCTTTGCTATTCTCTCCCAATCAATCGAATATGGATTCGTGCCCACGGCTACTTCATTATCAATCCTGTTATGCATTAACCATGATGAAAAAGGAAGAAAATATTTTCGAAAAGCGATAACGAAATGTTGTGGGCCAGCTGAAAAGACTCTAGTTTTTCCGGCATCTACCTTCTCATTGTCTCTACGTTCGTCCTTCAGTGTGTCAATAAATAGAACGTCCGAAATCTTTCCATTCTTGCAGTCTTCAATAAGTTGTTCAACATCAGCACGTAATTGTTTTGCTGCGACGCTTTCAAATTCATACTTATCTTCCCGTCCCATCCATTTTGTTTTACCAGGAAATCCTTTTGAATTTTGATTGTAAGGAAAACCAGGAGACGTTTGTCGCGCAACTCCATTCATCATTGGATCATTTTGAACACCAGCCACCGCTTCTTCATAAGATAAGACTCGTTGAAACGTCTGCCTACAGAGAGCTGAATCGTATTGCGTTAAGACAACTTGCGCTACGTCTTGAACTGCTGATTGTACTTCAAGATCAGTAAATAGTGCTGTTTCAACACCACACTTTCGCAAACCTTTCATCAATGGATCATGCATTTCACCATTTATTTTTGTAGGCCTTAATATTGCAGGACGCATTGTTGGTTTACTCAACTTACCTTGAATGCAAGATGGAATAATAGTTGTCTTCGTGGCCTGCCCTACTTTTTGCTTCGATTTTCCAAGTGCACAAAATAAGCCCTGTGGAACCTCAACTTCGACAGTCGAATCAACATTTTTTGGAATTTCATAATAGAATTGAGCGCTTATGTTCTTAAAATCTGTTCCCATGAGCCGTTCGCATCCTTCTATTATTGCCTCTTGCGTTAATGGGCAAGCGTATCCATAAGACTCATTTGTTCCAGCAATGTGTATTCCAATCAACTTCCTCTCAATTCTATGATTGTAAAGCCCAATTAATGAACCACAATCACCGACTTGCGTTGGAGCATTATATTCGTAGCAGTCTCTCTGAACGTATGACTTTTCCTCATACTCAGTTCCTGGTTCTCTTGCCATGTAAATTGTAATTGGTACATCGAGAGGTCTTATTTTGGATAACCATTGATACACTCTAAAAAGTTCTCTTCCACTTTCATGAAAGGTTGCAAATGTTCCGCTAAAATTTCCCACCAACTTTCCTTGATCTTGCACTTTTACAAAATGCCTTATCAAATCACGGTGTATGTGACACGATCGAGAATGTAAATTCACGAGAACACAATCTCTCATTTCTCCATTTTTGTGTTTCAATTGCACACAATTCTTTGTTAAAGTAAAACCTTCAGCACCAAAATTCATTATGTGTGAGAGTTTCATTTTGATTATGTCTTCATTATGCGATTGAGAAAAGCAAATTTCAGTCTCTGGTGCTAATTTCCGGGCATAAAAAGCATGCAGGAAATGATAAGGCATCAGAAAAATCCACCCGCGGATAAACGTACAGTTTCCAAAGGGTTTGCGTTCTCCTCCTTTCATGTACGAGAGGCGATATGTGCTTTTCTGAAGAACATCTGTAATAAGCTGATGAGCTGCCATATCGTTACAACCTTGAGCGTTAATCTTATCTAACAAATCCTTATCCAATCCTTCAACCACTTTCTGTGCATTCTTTGGAGTCTTTGGATCTCCAGAAACTCCAACTTCAACACGTTTCTGTTGTGTTTTTGATGTTTTATCATCACCAGAAGTACCTACTTCAACAAACCTACCAGTTTGTTTATTTGTCTTGTCATCTCCTGACACACCTACTTCTGATGTTGCTTCAAGCATTGAATTTTCAAACCACTTATACATAGCAAAAGCGGATAATGCCATCCCAACAAATCCAAGTAATGACAAATAAGGATGTTCTTTGATAATTTTGATTGATTCTTCTTTCCATTTCTTCAATAAGTTTCCTGCTTGTGCCAAACAATTGTCAACTCTCACAATATACTTATCCCAAATAGAACCGTTCTTTTGATTCTTGAAACGCAAATATTCTCCAAATAATTGTTCATCCTCAGCGTAATCACTCTCAATAGTGATCAAATCTTGACCTTCTTGCAATCTACGAGTTATGTCATTTGCAAACCATTCTGGATTATGGAGATCATAAAATTTTTCCTCTACTTCTGTGTTGATTTCTTCAGGTCTCATTTGTGCACGTATAGCATATTGTTCTAAGAATCTGAGTTTATCCAAAGATTGTTTCTTCTTTTCTTTCCACTCATCACATATAAATTTTGCAAAGGCTTCATACGACTTTGGATGTCCTACTTCAACCCAACCAGTCTTAGCATCAGGATCACGAACTATTTTCTGAAATTCATATACATTAAGATCTATGGGTTTGTCCTTACTCAATTTTGCTTTATTCAACTTTCTATACCATACATCTGATTTTCCCTTTTGTACGATGGTAGCATACTCCAACTTCGGGCGCACAAGATAAGCATGTTCTCCAATCCTATTGTAAAATGCATCCGGAAATGTTATTGATTCCAGTTTTACATTGCAATCATTGGTCGTATACAACATTAATTCTGCCGCAGAAAAAGTGTTCTTATCATGCAAAGCTGCCATATGCAAATGTTGGGGGAACGTATTGCAAGAACGAATAACTTCAAAAATTTCTGGATTAGGAGAAGTTTTATCATCTTTCTTTTGAAAAGCATCGTCATAAATGACAATTTTCTGACCTTTGTAACCATCCCAAAAGTCCGTTTCAACTTGTCTTCCATACACTTGGTGATGAAAATCTTGTTTTCCCATAAGGCCCATTGTTCTCAGTACATCAATGCACAAAGGATAAACCATTTCCGTTTTTCCAACACCTGATTCTCCAACAAGCCAAACACAAATAGGGCGCATTCTTGGTCCTCCTCCTTTAACAGGGGAGCAAGAAACGTATTGATACAACTCTCGTGCTGGTAATAAAGTGACAGAAACTAATCTCGCCATTTCACGATCTAAGAGAGTGTCTTGTTGAAATTTGACACCACGTTTATAAAGTTCTTCAACTTTATTTGCTACTGTGATATCAGTATCAATTTTGTTTCGTTGTTCTAAATCAAGATATTTACGCACTTCTGTTGCCCATTCATGTATTTCAGTATACACACCATTGGCACGTTCCAATTCTTCTTTTGATTTTCCAAGCACCATCATTTTGAGTTGATCATTTGCTAAGTTGAAATACTCAGAGCAGTAATCTACAATCTTTTGGGAGCCTTGCAAAGCTTTTGGAATGCGATCCAGACGTGAAATATAATTATCCCAATCATTTTTCCCTGGTATCTTTTTGATACAAACAAAAGCCACTACAGCAAAAATTAATTTGCCACAAGTTTGGAAATAAGGATGATAAATGGTTTCTTCTATTGTTTCGTTAATTCCTTGAGATGTCGTAAATTTCTCCTTTGCTTCATGAACTAGATTGACAATTGTTTCATCAAAGCCATAAAACTTCAAAACGAAAATCAAAACTATTGCAAGTGCTGTCTTATAGTGTTTCCAAACCATCATCAAACGAACAATAAGACAAACAAGTATTATTTTAATCAAGTCATCCTTTATGGTAGAAACTTTTTCTGTTGAATCCAAGACCATAGCCTGCACATTACTCTGAATAACTGGTAAACTATTTTCAAGAAAGTTGCAAATACGTGTTAAATTTGCGTTTACTTCACCCGCTGATTCTTTAATATTTAAAAAGCCTTGCGCATAAATTTTCTGATGTTTAATTGCACGTCGTAAATCTTTAATCAATTTCTTAATTTTTTGGTCTTTCCGTTCCAATGCTTTTTCCAACCTTACAGTTCTAGGGTCGTTATTGCGATACTGTAAAGGGCGCGATTGGATTGGTCCAGGATTTTGTTCTACATCGCCAGCCAACATTAATAAGCGTTGAATAATATTCCACTCTATCCAAGTATTAACATCATCAAACATATTTCTAAAACGAAATGGTAAGTGGTACATTGCCGCCTCATGCATTTCATCCCAAATTATTTTCGATGCAAATTTAAAAAATTTGGCATCAGTTGGTTGAAATAAAATTGGTGCAAAATCATAATCTGCACCTTCGTTGAAGTCCCAACTTTTAACGTCAAGAACAAATTCGCTAAAATCGTGGATATCCTTGCCAAAATAAAATATTCCAACACAAGTAAATATTTGATGAGCATCTTCTTCAATCAAGGTAATGGGGGTATTTCTTTCGTCTACGTCATTTTTCTTAATCATTTTCACTTTGTAAAAACCGGTTACTTTTACTTGCTAAATCATGTTAACATGATTTAAAGCTTTCATTTCGCCAAATGTTTATTTTGCTACGACGAAGACCCTATATTAGGGATGTGTGCATCTGTAACTAAACGCCAGTGCCGTACTTCGAAGGATTAATTACTGGAATCCACATATCAAGTGAATTTCCTACTAAAGTTCAATATATGAACAAAGATACGTGTTGGTAAACGCCATAATACATATCTAACATGCGCTGTCCTAGTACGCAACTAGTAATACCTCAGACACCAGTTAATAAATTGAATCAGTCTTTTCTCTATTGTTGTCTTAAAAACTAAAGTGTAACCAAAACATTCACTGCTTTAAAATAGAATCTTTTATAGCAATAGCAACTTAATACTCGCAAGTAGTAAGCCTTCTAAGTAATCTCATGAATGTCACTAACCGGCGGGTAAAATCCGGGGTCTGAATAATTATTTTTAATGCCCTAACTAAACGAAAGGCAACAATTAATTTGTCTGTAACAGAGTCCCTAATTGTAGGGGCCATGATGTGTATGATTTTAATCATA